CTCAATACACGAGCACAACCCCATTTTTAAGAGGCAAATATGACTTTCGATAGAACACAACCCACAAACAGCACTAAGATTAGGAATTACCCAACTGTCATTCCTAATAACTTTTCTGCCATTGAAAAGGGTGATATCTCTCTTAAGCATTGGCAAGTTAACTTCATCGAGAGAAACGCTGTTCCTGGTGGCCCTCCTCCTGCTAACGACCCGACCCGTGCTGACGACACTATGATTGTCTTCTCTAAACAAGATGCATCTGCTGAAACTTAACTTTTCATTATGGATGATCGCAGTACAGCTAATGTGATTCAGGTAACAGAAGATGGAAAGCTTGGCTCTTCTGCAACGGATGGTGTGTTCTCGACACTAACTATAGGTTCTAACTCAACGGTTGTAGATGACAATCAATATATAATTGCATGGGGTAAATTCAATAGTTCTGGAGTTTTTCAATACGGTGTCAATATGGCAACTTCTGGAACTCCACATCCAAGTTCAGGATTATTTAATGTTGATGTGTCAGCAGACAAGTTAATCACCAACGATTACATGGTAACTGGAAACGTAAGTGAAGCAGGAAATTCATCAGGTTCAATAAGAGGGTTAATGCCGTTACTTACCCCTCTACCTGTGGCAAGTACAGTAACTACAATACAAGTTGAAATTAAACGTGATGGAGGACGAACCAATAATTTTGATTACTTCTTCGTTCAAGTTGTTGGGGGACAATAATGGCATATCAGCCTTTTTTAATAGCACCTTTCGGTACTGGACTCGATTCAGATTTAGAGCCTTGGCTCCTGCCACAGGATGCTTTTAAGGAGATTGAAAATGGCCATATCCACCATGGGTATTTAGAGAAAAGGCAAGGATATAGATTTTTAGGAGATATGGTTCATGGAGACCCAATTACCGCAGCGTCAAACGCTGCTACAGCAGTTTTTACCATCGCTTCTACTGCTGCTCTTACTACTGGCGACACTGTCTCGTTGCACTACCTTGCAGGGGGAACTTGGAGTACCAAAAACGCAGCAAAGTACACAATCACGGTTGCTTCTGGAACAACATTCACCCTTGTAGATTCGGATGGAAATGCTGTCGACGGCTCTGGATTAGGAGCTTACACTGCAAGCTCGGGATACCTAGGTACGTTCACTGCTGATAGAATCATGGGGATATTTCGATATATTGCAGCTGATAACACTCGTGAATTACTGATTTCAGATGATAAGAGAGTGGCGATATACAATGCAGCATCCAACCTTTTCCAACCTTTATCTTTATACGACATTAGCCCAGGAATTGCTAATGCGGACGTATGGACATCAAGTGATGAAGATTACATTTGGGCTGCTAATTGGCAACATGCTGGTAGTGTTAATCGTGTCTACTTCACTAATGGGAAGGCTTACGTTACTGGTACTCCTGGTACTGATGGAATCCTTTATTATGATGCTACAGATAGAGGAGCTCCAACTACTCCTTGCGTTGTTCAATTCCAACCTGCACTCAACGGAACTGATACTCTTTATGGAACTAAGCTTATATTTAGCATAAAGCAGAGGCTCCTGTGTCTGCATACGTATGAATTTAATGGGGCCACTACTTCAGCATTTCCTCAGAGAGCTCGTTGGTGTGCTGCCCAAGACCCATCGAACTGGGATGACTCGGTCGCTGGTGGAGGTGGCTTTGTAGATGCTCCAACTGGTGAACAGATTATCAGTGCTAGGCAAGTTCAGGATATTATTATTGTCACCTTCACAGACAGCGTCTGGACTCTAAGGCCTGTTCCAGACCCTGCACTACCATTCAGATGGGATAAAGTTAATGACTTTCGGGCTTGTGATGGAAAGATGGCGACTGTTGGATATGACCGCTATGTCGTCAGTGTGGGACAAAGGGGAATAACTGCTACTGATGGTGCAGAAACTCGCAGGGTTGATGAGCGTATTGAGGATTTCGTTGATGATGACATCAATGATGATGAGTTTCAAAAGGTGTTTGCTCTTAGGAATTTCTCATCTCGAAGAACTTGGATTCTCTATCCAAAAGGAGAGAGTGAAGAATCTAATGCGGTTTTAATTTATGATGATGAGTCTTCTGCCTACTCAAAATACTTATTTGCAAATGACAACTCGATGAACGCCCTCGGACACGGTTCTGTGTCTTTGGATTATGCTGCTCAAGATTTTATTGCTGCTAATGACCTGGATAAGGCGGCCATTGATTTTGATGACGAAACGGCCTCTTCCTTCTTTTGGTCTTCTGGTGCGGAATTATTCTTAGGGGGAGACAGGGCTGGGGCGATATACATCATGGAAACTGAAGTGACTGATGATGGAACGGAAATTGACTTTTCTGTGACAAGCGCTGGATGGAACCCTTTCAAAGATCAGGGGGTTGAAGCTCAATTTGGTTACATTGATTTTTATTGCGATAGCGATGAGAGGACAAAGCTTACTGTTCAATTCTTCAAGAATGATTCTGAGACTCCTTATGCTGAACAGGGGATGGATTTACTCCCAGACCTTAAATATAAAGCCAATGTTGCAAACATTGTTCCAAATGCTGACCCGACTACTGGGTTCGTAATCACAGCAAACACTCATGGTGTAAGTGCTAGTGATGACTTCTATATATACGGTGCTGAGGGTTCGGTTTACTACAACGACCGTGGTTTTATCGCTGATTCGGTTACAGGGAATACCATCTCGGTAGCGGAAGATATTACTGGCTTTGGGAGTGCAATAACTGGACTAACTCAAGCAAATCCAGGTGTAGTCACTGCGGTAGCTCACGGGTTCAATGATGGCGATGTGATAACGATTGTTAATGTATCGGGAATGACAGAGGTCAATGGACTCACCTTTACAGTAGCCAATAAAACAGACGACACTTTCGAGCTTTCTGGGGTCAATACTACTGGTTTCACAGCCTACACCTCAGGTGGATATGCCTTCAAGAAGTACACGTCGGGCGGACAGATTTCCGAGTTAAAGTTCTATAGAACAAAAGTTTGGAAAAGAGTGTTAGCTGGTGGAACTGGATATGTTCACTCGATAAAGATCGTGAGTGAGGGGTCAAACAGGCCTATCAAGATTCATGCTTTTAAACCTTGGTTTAGGGCTCGTGGAAGGAGGACTCTCGGATGACTGTCCCTACAAATATTGTTCTTCCACAGCATAGCGAGATGATTAAGTCGGGAAATCCCGATGATTTAGATAAGTATCTAAGAGAGCTCATATTTAATCTGCAAAGGATGTATGAGCAACTGGCTCTAGGTATCAATGGCGATATTAGAGCAAGCTACGAACAACCGAACCGTCGTTGGACGCCAGTATTGAAAGATACTGCAAACGCTGCGACTACTTTTACTTACGACCACCAAATTGGATGGGTTTTAAGAAGGGGTATCGTTGTAGACGTTTGGTTCGATATAAAATGGACGGCCAATACTGGTGCTATTACTGGCAACATGTACATTGAGCTCCCATATAAGGTCGCAGTAACCGAACAAAAACCCTTTGTTGGCATTGTTCAACCTTCCATATTTACATATACGGGAGGAACTGAGTGTGTGGTTAATGCTATAGATGACACTTACCGAGCAGAGATTTGGAACTGCGGAAGTGCATTCACTACGGCAAATCAAGGCTCAGTCGCAGCAGGTCAGCTTATAGGACACATAAGGTACATAGGACAACAAGATGAAAAATAGCGAAGATTTAAGATGGGTGAGGGTGTTCTCCCCAATACACATCCCTAAATATCTGGTTGAACAGGTTCGGGATAGGGACTACTCGGTTCCTGATTTCTATAAATACCAAGAGCTTAACTGCTTGGTTGCTGGAAAGGATGGGCCCACACTTAACCCCTTTAACCACTTATACGTACTGGTTGATGAAGGGAATATTGTTAAGGGGTTTTTATGGTATGTGGTCGACCCTTTAAGCAAAGATATCATCATAAACACATTTTCAATGGATAAAGAGTATTGGTGTTCAGGAAAAGCGGTAAAAAAGTTAAGTGATCATATCAAAGAAATATTGAAAAAGCTAAAGTTAAAGAAAGTATATTGGATAACAAACTATCCTAAGCACAGTGAGAGACACGGGTTTAAGAGGTCACGTAGCGTGCTGATGGAATACGAGGAGAGTAAAGATGGGAAAGACATTAATGGGGGGGAGCACTCACGAGAAGAACATCTCGATGTTGACTCCCGAGCAACAGCAGCAGCTTAGTGGCATGTTACAGGGGCTTGGGCCTCAAGCAATGGAGACTTTCAATCAGTTTCTTCAGCCAATGGGTCAAGAACAGATGGACGATATTTTTCAGAAGTCTTATGTTGACCCTGCTATGCAGAGTTATGAGCAGCAAGTGTTACCTGCTATTCAACAAAGATTTGCTGACGCTAATGCTGGCTCTTCCTCAGCTCTAAATCAGGCTCTTGGTCAAAGTGCTCAAGACTTGTCGACTTCCCTTGGTTCACAATACGGTCAATTCTTCCAAAATCAACAGGGAATGCAACAAAATGCCCTAAATCAGTACCTACCTCTCATGACTGGGCAGACTTTCTCTCCTCTGATATCCCAGAGTTCAGGGATTCTAGGGCCATTAGTTGGAGCGGCTGGTCAAGCTGCGGGTGCTTATGCGGCATCTTCTAAGGATGTGAAAGAGAACATCAAACCTTATGAGAGAGGTATGACGGCTCTAGATGAGCTTGAGGTGAAGCAATACGATTACATCGAGGCTCTTGGCGGGGCTAAAGATCGAGTTGGGTTACTTGCCGAGGATGTTCCAGAAGAACTTACAGCTCAAAAGAATGGCGTCCTTCATGTCGATCTTTATGGTGTGATGGGATTAATGATTAATGCTATTAAGGAGTTGAACGAAAAAATCGTACAACTGGAGGACAAGTAATGCCAGCACCAATCATCTTAGGGGATACATCAGGTCTAGCTCAAGGGATTTCAACGGCAGGCTCTGCTTTAGCTGCTGGATTGATGAGAGGGCAAGAGAAAAAATATGCTGAGCAACAGGCCACTGAAAAAAAACAAAAGCAGCAGACAATCTTAGGGCAGACTTTAGGGAGTCTACCTGAGAACGCCTCAACGTCCGATATTTACTCTGCTTTAAACACAGCTGTGTCCCAACTTGACCCAGAGACGGCCAAAACAGTTGTCTCCATGTATACTCCAATGCTTAAATCTAACATGAAGACTGAAGGTGATGCTCAGATTCTAAGACAGCTCGGGTTGTTACCGCCAGAAGAGGCTCTACCTATTGCTCAAGAGTTTACTCCAGGAGGACAAGGTCAAGAAGGTCAACCGATGGTTGGGCAGCCCAAAACTCCAGGTCAACCTCAGATCCCTGGTCAACAGCCTGTTCCTCAAAAGCCACAAGACCAGGTAGTTCCTCAAGTGTCATCCAATCCGATTTCGATGTGGACTGATGACCAATTAGTAATGGCGGCAGCAAGTGGTGTTCCTGCTGTAGCAAAGGTTGCAGAGGCTGAACAAAGACGTAGGGATTTGGACTTCAAAAAAGATAGTTCAGAAAGAGATTATCACGGTAAATTCGCTACTAAGATCGTTGAGAAGGAAACGGGAATGAGACAGAAGCTCAGGGATAAAGAGCTTGCCTCTGTTATGGCTAGGGATTCAATAGAATCAGACGATGTAGGTTCGTTCTCCCTTTCAAACCTTGGAAGACGTCTAGGGATTCGGGAGTTGGAGACTACTAGTGGGGCTCAATTGAATCAGGCTGCAAAAATCAACTTGGTTGGTAACCTATCGGATGTTAGTGCAAAAGCCCAGAATATTTGGCTGGAAAAGGTGATGAGTGATGCTTTTGCACAAGTTGGAAAAAGTAAAGATGCCAACTTGATGACTATGGAGCTTTTTGATACTGAGAAAGATTTAAACAAGGCTTGGTTAGATACTTCTGATAGGATTAAGAATGAAGATAGGGAAAGGTACGGTCATGTTAAGTGGGAATCTCTAGATGAACGTGTGAGTAATGCTGTTGTTGAAGAAGAGAAAGAAATCATGAACCGAGCTGCATTTAGGACTCGACAGATTTTTGAAGACTCTAAAGGCGAAAGATGGTTGATCAAAAACGTTACGAAGAAAGTTCCTAAGGGAACCCCATGGACTCCAATGATGGCTAGGGCTTTTAAGCTCAAGTATGGTGATAATGCTGCCATCGTTATCGAGAATGCTAAAAAGATGGGATATTCAATTCCAACCAGGCAGGAGAAAGATAGATGGGAAAGGTAGAGAAAAAACCAACTGATGATGAGTTACAGTACTATGAAGATATGACTTCAGATCAACCGAAAGAAGAGGTTGCTAGGTGGCGTTCACTTCTTGATGCTTTTCCTCGTGGGATGATGGACTTTCTACAAGAAGACTTTGATAGGACTAAGGAGCAATGGACTGGAGCTATGGAGAAGCTTCCTTATGTTGGAGAGACCTTTGAGAATATGAACATCGATATGGAAGCGATGGAACCGACCCATGAAGAGAAAATGGAGAACTGGGCCAACCTCCTACCTGTACAAGAAGATAGATTTATAGAGGGTGGGTTATCACGGGCAGGAAAGATGACTCCGTTAGTGGCTATAGGGGGAGCTGGTGCTGCTGCTGAAGGTGGAGCTGCTGGTTTAATGGAGGGGGTTTTACCTGATTTCTTGAAAACTATGGTCGGCGGATTTATGGGCCAGGGAGCTGAGGAGTTAGGTGCTCCTGAATGGGTTCAAAGTATAGCAGAATCAGCACCTTTCTTAGCACCATCGCTGGGTAAAATGATTCCATTGAAAGGGGAAGAAAAGGAATTAGCGAACTTCGCACGAAAAATGGGAATGACAGAGGAAGAAATCGCTGTTTCATTGGAAAAAGGTGGGTTAAAAGACGAACTGGCCATGAAATTT